AAGACCAAAATCTGAGAAAAAACTACCCAGAGTTATTGATGGTGAGTTTATAAAACAAAAACTAAATCAAATTGAAAATCTTAAACACAAAGCAATTCTTACCCTAACTTATTCAGTCGGATTAAGAGTATCTGAAATAGTTAATCTAAAGATTGAAGATATTGATTCAAAAAGAATGCTTATTAATATCAAAAATGCAAAAGGTAGAAAAGACAGAATAGTTCCTCTTTCGCCAAATGTACTTAATCTGTTAAGAGAGTATTTTAAACAATATAAACCAACAGAATATCTATTTAATGGTCAAACGATAAATCAATATTCTGTAAGAAGTTGTCAAGAAATTTATAAAAAATACATTGAATTGTCTGGACATATACATACATTAAGACATAGTTGTGCTACTAATCTATTAGAAAACGGAACTGACCTAAAAATAATACAGAAAATCTTAGGGCATTCAAGTGTTAAAACTACAGAAATATATACTCATGTTTCCAATCAAATATTGTCAAGAGTAAATTTACCCATATAAAATTTGGTAGTTTAAAAATTTATTTGTATCTTTGTGGTCATGAATATTACACTGACACATAACATCAAAATCCAACACGAAAAGTTTGGAGTCCTTCTGAATGAAACATTTGTTGATTCAACACAATTTAAGTTGTTTCTAAAAATGGTTCAGGGTTGTTTGGAACTGAAAAACGATTTGACATTTTTCAATGGATATGATTTTTTAATTCATGTTCCCTTCAAACATTTAACAGAATCTATTATTTCTACATCACCTGTTGAAAATTATCAACTTGCTGACCACATGAAAAGTAAAATAGAATCTTTAATCACTAAATAAAAAAATATGGGATTCTCAATTATTTTAATTGCAATTATTTTGTATGTTTTATTCAAAAACATTATTAATTTCGTTAGATTTATTTTTTTTATATTCATTGCGTTTATCCTAATGATTGGTATTATTTTAGGTAGAGGATGTTCCAATATGGGTAATACAAATGAAAAAAATAACACAGTACAAGTTGACACTTTATCAAAAAATGTTTAAACTTGAAATATGAATAACATTATTAAAATCGTATTTTTTTGGATTATTTTACTACTAACATTCGGACTATTTGCCGAGTATTGTATTAATCGAGAAGTTCCATTATTAATCACAGGGTCAGTCTCATTCATTTATGGGTGGGTATTTATGATTCTTTTAAAATATTCTGTAAACAATTTAATAAACAATAAAAAAAACAAACAATGATTGGACTTTCAATTTTTATTTTAGGGCTGGTTTCTGCAGCTATTGTTGCAATTTCTACAAAATCGGACATGATTAAAGTAACACAAACTCGTTCAGGTACTGAAGAGGATTTTAACCCAAAATGGCTGATTACACCGATTAGTATATTATTATTATCAATTTTAGTATCAATTATTCAACCTTATAAACTTGAACGTGTTGACGCTGGACATATTGGTATCAAGGTTAATTTGGTTGGTAATGAACGTGGTGTTTCTGATTATACATACAAAACAGGTTGGGTTGTATATAATACTTGGACAGAAAATCTGTTCGAATTCCCAACATATCAACAACATATTGATTATGGGGCTCAATCGGTTATTACAAAAGGTGGGTTTAACGCAACAATTAAACCATCATTTAACTACTCATTAGTTCCAAATGCTGTTGGTGATATGTTTGTAAATTTACGACTACCAATTAAGGAAGTTGAACAAGGATGGTTAATGACAGCAATTGTTGGTTCAGTGAATGACGTGGCAAATAAATGGAATGTTGATTCGATTTTCAATAATAGAGAACAATTTGAAGCGGCAATAATTCAAGAATGTAATAAACGTGTGTCTAAATGGTTTGTTATTTCTCAATTAAGGACAAACATAACACCTCCTGAAGAATTACAAAAATCAATAATAGATAAGACACAAGCAATACAAGAAGTACAGGTTGCGGAAAACCAAAAGAAAGTTGCTGAAGCTGAAGCGGATAGAAAAATAGCAGTTGCTAAAGGTGATAGTGCTCAATTAGTTATCGGGGCAAAGGCTGAAGCGGAAGCGTTCAAAATAAAGCAACAACAATTGACACCTCTATATGTTGAATATTTGAAAATTCAAAAGTGGGATGGAAGTCTACCATCAACAGTTCTTGGGAACTCGAATGGTGTGATGGTTAATATGAAATAACTAGTTTCCTTGTGTCAAATAACAAGGTGGTGGAGCAACTGACGTAAGTCGGTCCCAAGGGAAACGAGAGTTTCCCTTTTTTTATTTTGTACTATATTTTGGTTATGTATAAAGAAACAAAGAAGAGAACGCTTATAAAATCAATATTTTGGAGACTATTGGCAACAATAAATAGCTATTTTATTTTGATTTTATTCACTGATTCCAATAATCTGCACAAAGCAATTTTCATGAATATAACAGGTTTTATTATGTTCTTTGGATATGAAAGGATTTGGAACATAATAAAGTGGGGAAAATATGGTAGAGAGTAATATTTATAATAAAACACACCATGAAAAATATCGTCATATCTGAAAAACAACTTGATACTTTAGTTAAGAAAATAAATGAGAACCATCAGGAAGGTTCATATATGTCAAAACAACAATTGTATACTATTGCGGTTTTGGCTTATAACATGTGGGAAAAAATGGAAGAAGGAGAACAACTTGAAGATTGGATGGAGACAAAGATTGCTCAAGCAGAACAAAGTATAGTTGGTGTTGCAAAAACATATATGTATAACCAACTTACTGATGGTAATGAAAAAACTGGTATGGGTTCACTTAATTATGGAGACTTAGTTATCGGTAAATAATTTTACTTTATCGTTATTTTTTATTATTCTTAAAAAAAAAGAATATGGAAAATACTATTAAGAAAAGTAAAGAATTAGAAATATTAGAATCAATCGTAAAATTGATTCAGGAAACACCAAATGATGGTGATTTAGGTAGAAAAATAAGAACAATATATACTATAACTGACCAATTCAAAATAGTTCCGTGATTTATTTGAAATTTATGATATTTATGATAAAACTCAAACATGGAAAATAAATTTAAAAAAGAATTATTTGAAGAAGTTAAACGAAGAGGTTTAATTGTAGAACAAAAATCAGAGGGGTTTGGTTTAAAAGAAATGGTATCTAAGTTATTTCATTCTGAAACTCAAGTACATATGTTTCATTTACAAACCAAATCACAATCATCATTCGCTGAACATATGGCATTAGGTGGTTATTATGATGAGATTGGCGATAAATTAGACTCATTAATTGAAAGTTATCAAGGTAAATACGATATCGTTAAAGGTTATAAATCATATCCTTTTGATGATTATAAGAACGTTGAACAATTAATATCATACTTCAAAGAATTAGTTGATATGGTAACAACTAATAGAAAATCTATTAAAGAAAGTTATCTTCAAAACCAAATAGATGGAATCGAAGAATTGATTTATTCTACATTATACAAGTTAAGAAATTTAAAATAATTACGTGTCCTTTAACCCGTGAATCCAAGACCCCACAGAAATGTGGGGTTTTTTATTTTTAAGATATTTATGTATATGAATTATCAAATAAAAAAGGAGCAATTACAGAGTATTTTTGATTCTATGATGAAGGAATTTGAAAATCTTGAGTACACTGATAGAAGTTATGATTATTGGGATTCTTTAAAATCACGATATGTTGATGATAATGTGACAAATTTCTATAAAAATATTGATGAAGATTATGATGATGATAATTGGATTTTCCAATATCAAAACACACCTGGTGATTCCGCCACAAAATATGAAGTTCCTGTATTAAGATGTTCTGAATATTATGTAAAAACTATAATAACAATATTTCAAGACAATTGGGGTGACTTAATGAAAGAGTGGTTCAAAAAAAAATATGGTTTATATGTAAATCATGTTAGAACTTACTAAATCGATATATTTATAGATATGAAATTATTTATTAAAAGAATTTTGAAGGAAATATATGAAAGTGAAACGAATCCACTTTCAGAAAAAGAAATACGTTTATTTAAGTATCTTAACACTCACAAGAAGGAACATAGTACTCAATCTAAGATGTTAGATTTAATAAAAACAATGATGCCCTTCATTGGTAGACCTACAGATGAAGCTAGATTTTATTATGAAGTTTATACTGCGAATTACAGACCTGATGGTGATTATGAAAATATAGACAAATCAACATTTAAAGACTATAGACAATTCAAACAAAGAAGAACACCTAACAATAATGCTTATAACTATACAAGTGGTAAAATACCTTTTAGAGGTTCGAATTTAGAGGGTTATTGGGATGTTAATAATAATGGAGACTGGTATTATGTTGTTACTTCATATAATTGGTACCCAATATTTTTATTTATAAATGGTCAATGGTATAGAGTAAGTAACTCTTACTCATCCTCAACAGGGAAACATTTATCAGGGTCAAATCCTGTAAGATGGAACTCAGAGATAAAGGCGGATGTTATTATGGTTACACCTGAAGAAATCAAGAACATTCGTGATGGTAAGGACATGGGAACAATTAAAACAAGTCGAGTACAGAACTTCATGACTAAGTTTTCAAAAAGTCTCATAGGAACAACTAAAATGATTAGTATTGGTTGGTATGACGATAGAAAAAAAGTTAAATACACGATTACTGATATTAAACAGGACGGTGAAAAAATAGTAATTTATATTAAAATATTGAAAGCTGGTAAAGTAGTTGATGGTAAAATGGAGGTAAATCCTGATGGTTACATACATCCAAGTCCATTCTCAGAAAGTATAGAACAAGGTATTAAAGAAAGGATAATTAGAGATAATAGTGATTACCTTAAAGAAGATAATACCGAATTCATTTTCAATCATTTATAAAAAAAACCATCTTTTATTTTGTTATTTCGGAAATTAATTGTATCTTTGTTTTACTAAACAACAGAGATATGACCACCAATAACACACTCTCAAAAGTAAGAAACTACCAAGGAACAAATTCATTCATCTTGAATTTAAAGCAATCTTTATCTAAATTTGGGGGATTAACTCCGAGACAGATGGAGGCTGCCGAGAAAGTATTGATATCTACCACAGAAGTAAAAACAGATGAACTTTCTGAGGATATGCAAAAAATTGCAAAATATGACGGACCTAATACATTTATTAATGACATAAAGTCAAAACTAATGAAGTATGGCACTTTGACTGAAAATCAAGTTCGAGCATCCCTTAATCAAATACAGAAAGACGAGAACAAAAAGAACACTCATAAGATGAACATACCTACAATTGGGGAGACAATCAAGGTTGGACGTGGAATTGGAGAAAGACTTAAAGAAACCTATGGTTTGAAATTCAATCCTATTCTTCTTGATATCACTAAGGTTTTGGGAGTATCTCCTAAAGCAGTTAAGTTTGAGGCAAAACTAACTGAAAAACGTGGTAAAGTA